CATGTTGCTATTATAAATACAGCAAGAATTGTTAAATTTGAAAGTAATTCCTCATATTCGGAAGGAATATTATATCCTACTTTTTCAGCAAACAAGGGTAATGTTGTTATTGCTATTATAAGCAATATGGTTCCCAACCCAAATGATAATATCTTGAGACCACTGTCTATAAGTCTTTGCTTATCAAATTCCTGATTTAATATTTTGATATTATAGTAAACAGAAAAACACATGTTACTTGCATATGCCAAAATAAATAAGAGCAACCCTATTGCTGCATTTTGCAAATTAAATAAAACTATATCCCACATTTAATTCATCATCCTTTCTGCTATTATTAGCACTCTTATCATATCCTCAGAGAAATCAAGTTCTCCAGAACTGTTGCCTTTTATATAACCTTTATCAACCCACTTGCGCACATATGCCTGCATCCATTCAGGCATTTCTTTTATATTCTTATATCTCTTCACTTCCGGCACATCTAACAACTCCATTTCTCTTTTAATTTGCTCAACAAATTTATCCCAATGAGGTAATATTAATCGAGGGCAATATTTACAGCTCCAGTGTTGATGAGGAACGACCTTGCTTATATCCATTTTTAGAGATTTTAATAGCTCTGCAACGAATTTAATTGCATTTTCTTCAGCTCCATCTATTTCAGCTATTTCTATGCCTATCGACTTTCTATTACCAGGTCCATTGGTACCATCTCCAGCATGCCATCCACTTTCAGTTATTGGTAGTTGCTGAATAATGTCTTTGTTATCAATAGTAAAGTGCCAACTCTTATATCCGTCTTGATTTCGTACATAATTAGAATTAGCTTTAGCGTTAGTACCTGGATTTCCTGTATTATGTATTGTTATATATTCCGGAGTCATTTTATATCCAGGACGTGCGGATTTACTTGTAGAAGGAATTAACTCTTGTATAGTATCTTTAACTATACCATTAGTTATCTGCATCATCATCCACTCCTTCATCATTTAGAATTTTCTTCTTTCTTTTCTTGACTATAGTCAAAAGCCAGCCAACATCTGAGCCGGCATCGTCTAAGTTTTCCAAAATAGATTGACACTCTCTTAAGAACAGAACAGCATACACTACCGTACCGAGAAATGTTGTTACTCCTGCAACCGGAGAGACTCTATATGACAACCCTACCATTATGAAAATAATTAAATAAGCAAATATTTTTCTTGATGTTCCGGTCCACATACTGTTACTGTTAATCTTCCTTGTTTTGAGACTGTTCCAAAGTCCGCCATTTTTACACCCTATCGCGTAGTACTTAGTTACAATGTCTAACATCATTACCCCAAGCACAGAACAAAAGGCGGCTAAATATGCTTTATCCGGAAACATAACATACATTGCTGCACTTAAAAAAACAGCCCAAAACGGCTGCACATTTTCAAATGCACTTTTCAAATATTCATTCAATTCAACACCCTCTTTATTCATTAATAGGCTTAATTTTAAAACACATTAATACTATTTCACCTGAACCTTGATGTCCTTCTTCAAAGGTTCTTTCATGTATTTCATCTACTGCATGTCGAATTGCCTCTTCATCTTTACAAGGATTTTCAGCCCCTGCATTAGGATGTTTTAAACAATTCCAACATGGATTATTAAAGCTATAACTCATTGCTTTTTCACCTCCTTATTAAAAAAGGACCTCATTTGAGATCCTTCATTGCTTGACTTTTTTTGCGTAAAGTATTTTGTATATTTTTGTTGTTTTTGTCAACTAACACATATAATTTTAATGTTTATGTAAATTTGAGTTAGAACACGAAATATTCGTTTTGTTGCCTATTATGCTTCTTGTTTAACTGCATAAGGCTGTGGATTTTGTGGAGTAGACAATATAGTAGCACATTGCTCGTCTGTTATGAATTTTGGAACGCAAGCCATAACCCACTCTCTACTAACTTTAGCCATTTTCCATTGATTTAAAATATAATTATACATATTTTTCTCCTTCTAAATCATCATCATTATAATATCGTTTAAAGCTTGTTCTAAAGCCGCAATTCTTTCTTTGTCTGTAACAGGTGGTAACAATGATTCGGAATTGTGTGCTTCAATAACAGCTTGTACTGCTGTCATGTCAACATCCTCCTCAAAAGTTATCCATGTTTTATCATCTTTACTTTGCACTAATAACGGTGTTATGCCTACTTGTATTAATTCATCATGCAATTTATTTGCGTTGACATTAGTATATTCTATTCTTGCCATTCAACCACCTCCATTGCAAACCATGCACCTGAGCCATCTCCTTCAAAATTCAATGCACCACCGCCAGAGTTTTGTATTACTTTTAATTCAAAATAATCTCCTGCATTTACATTAATGACAGCAGATTTCAAATTGGCATAACTTCGTTGCGAAGGGAGTCTTTGGTCTTGTGCCATACCAGCAAAACCACCACCATTTTTTGCAATTTGAACCAATCTTAATCCAGTTTCGTTTATAGCCCATCTCGTGTTTCCAGATATAATTACTTTTTTTGCACCAACTGGAACAGTTAGCCTTGTTGGATTTCCTATATTCCATGCCTCTATATTGTCGAAAATCGCAGACGACCACGAAATAGCTGTAAGTGTATTATGTGGTATAGATTGATTAGCGTTTAAAACTACCAAAGCACCCTTATAGGTTGCCAAAGAGTTAATTTGTTGCCTAATATCGTCATGCGCATCGACATCTGTATTGTGGGATGTCGGCAACTTTCCGTCAATTGCTGTTGTATTTGCATTTACATCAGTCTGTATAGCCTGGAAGTTCGCATCAGTTCTTTCAAACGCAATTTTACCGGTTATTGTTCCGATTATTCTTGCTAAATTTAGAGCCATTTAACCACCCCCCCTTTACACTATCTCTATGAAGTCCATTATGTTTATTAAGTCAGAGGCTCTCATAGGCAAGTTTTCTGATATTTTTATTTTTTCAAACTTCAAATTAACTTCTATTTTTTCCAGATCTGTTAACTCTTTGAGATAATTTTCTTTCTGGTCTTCTCTTATTAGATAAGTTTTTCCATCTTCACTGTCTCCGTATTTTGCAAGCAATTTGTTCCTTTGAATATTATAATTTTGCACTTGAGGTTCAATTTCCGTAAGAAGTTTTACAACTTTAAAGCTTTCTTTAGCTATTAGAAGCATATCGCTTAATTTGTTTAAATTTTCTACTGCATTTACTAAATTCACTAATTCCATAACCTTCTCCTTATTCTAAACGTCTGAAGAAAATAATATAATCATCACCGTCTGCTTGATCCATTCTATTAATTTCATAATTGTTACCGTTAATATTTAAGGTACCTTTAAGATAAATCGTACTTCCGCTAACTCCTACTGAAGCTGTACCACCAGACGTTGATATACTTGCGCCACTTATCCCCTCTAATTTTAATTGTCTAACAGTCCCGGATAAGTTGTCACCTGAAAACTCACCATAAATGCTACCGCAAACACTTCCCCAGTTTTCCCAGTACGAATTTCCATCGCTTACTTCAATTCTACCATTGTAGATTTTCACACCATTTGAACCAGTGACATTGGCAAATTCTGCTGTCATTAGTAGCTTACCTGATGAATTTATATAAAATACTTGATCGCTTCCGTTTAATATTTTAAAACCACCATTTTTTACAGTTAGTCCAGTACTATCAAAAACTAACTTAGCAGCATTTACGGCTGCTGTTATGCCTGAAGCTGTTTGCTGTATAGTTGAGATATCGCCTTCAGCACTTGTGATTCTTGTAGTCAGGCTTGTAGCAGTCTGTGTGAGTGTTGAAATATTGCCCTCAGCAGTGCTTACTCTACTTGTTATACTATTTACATTTTGAGTGATAGTAGATATGTTGCCTTCGGCTGTAGATATCCTACTTGTAATACTACTTACCGATTGCTCTATTGCAGAAATATCACCTTCAGCGGTAAGAAGTCTTGATGATATAGTGCTTGCTGTTTGCTCTATTTCGCTTATATCTCCCTCAGCTGTACTTATTCGGCTTGTCAAACTGTTTGCTGTCAATTCAAGCGTTCCGATTCGTCCGTCATAAGCTTCAACAGTTAGTTCTATGCTTTCAACTGTTTGTCTAAACTCTGAAACATTTTGTCTTAGCTCTGTTATAGCACCATCTTCTACATGCTCCCAAACTGATCCATTCCATCTATACGTCCTGTTTAAACTATTGCTATAGTAATCAACTTGCTGTGTCATTTCATCAACAGTCATCAATAAGTTGTCTACAATAAAAACATTGTTGCTTGTTGAGAACCAAGTATCGCCTATCTCTGGATTCAAAGGCGCTGTATCTCCTTTGTGAGTAAAGGACATATTTGCTTCTATAGATTGAATTCTTGTATTAAAACTATTAACCGTTTGAGTTAATACAGTTAAATCACCGGTATCTGCATCATAGAGCTTGCTCACTGTAGCTTCTATTGTCCTCTCAAGGACGTTTGTTTTACCTCTAAGCTGTATGAGGAATTGATTTAAGGACTTGTTAACGGATCTGTCTATATTTCCTGTAGACGAATATACATCATTACCATTTGTCATCTTACGAGACATTATAATACCCGTAAAAACTTGTCCTTTACGGGTTGTTATAGTAAACATATTGCCAGCTTTTATAAGTGGATTAGCGTTTAATTTTATCTCGTATGGTATATAGGTAAAATCCTTTATTGCGTTATAAATAAGCTCAATATATGGTCTTATTTCCGCATCTGTAGCGGCATACAGCAAGGGATTGTTTTGTATAACGTAAGCATTATTTCCTGTACCTACAATTATGCCTATGTCATTTTCTTCTACTCTAACCTGCAGCTTGTCAATTTTCTTAACCTGGTAATCTTCGACTTTTACGCTGTAGTAATTGCTGTTATTAACGCTATAAACTATACTGTTATACCAACCTAATTTAAGCTGGCCTAATTCGTTTATAACTGCATATTTAGCAGCAACTTCGCAAATCCATTTAAGGTATTGCCTACCGGTTACATTAATGCCTGCAAAACTCTTTTGTACTACATAGGTATCATTTAGAAATGTTGTCGTTACTAAAGATACGCCAATATAGGTACATAATCCTGTTAGTAAGTTTTTTAGAGTAATTGGATAAGAAACTGTAGCAAGCCACCCATCAATTATTTTGTCAAATTTTTTCATTCTGTCGTATGCTTTAACCTTTATCCTGGTATCATTAACTTTAACAGGCTTTTCTGCAATAAAAATGCCCATTTGTATGTCTTCAAATACACCTGGGCTTGTTTCTGCTCTTTTCTTCCAGGTTATTTCTTTACCTGCAAGATTATTTATTAAGTTGTTTAAATTGTTTAGTTGAAACTCTATAGTTGAAACTGTACAACTTCCAAGAACTATATCTACTCCACTGTTTACTGTTTGGTTGTAATTTATTCCGCCGATTATATTTGAATCGTTGAATGTGTAAGTGTCAACAGTTAGTATGTTTTGCATATTAACTTTGTTTTTAAATAGGTTTAAATCCATCTATTCACCTACTTTTCTATACAGTTGAATGTTACATTGCGCCATAGTCCATTGTAAAGCACAGCTGAATATAACAATGCACTGCTATTGCTTGTGTAACAATCTATAGTATGTATACCAAGAATAGGATCCTTGTAAGTCAAAGTATACTCTTTTCCTTGCACCTTGCTTAAAATATCTGCTATTTCTGCATCAGTTAATGCGCTGTACTTAATATAGACTTTTCTAATTTCTGGTCTTATCCATTCAATATGCATTATTCCATCGTCAGTTCTTCCGCTGCCCTCTCCGACTAAGCTATCCAAATCAACTTGTGCATCAAAGTCAGGGTCATAGATAGCCTGACCATTAATTTTATAAATTGTCGATAATTTTCTCATCTATGCCCCTCCTTATAGTAATATTGGAACTTCACCATTAATAATGGTCTGTTCGTTTATAAAATCAATAGCTGTCTTTCCAATGTCATCCTTACCTATAACGGCTGTAAAGTTCTTTTCTCTTAGAGTTCTCTCTAACCTTTGAACAGCTTCTACTACTGCTACAAATCCATATGAAGTCGCATCGGCTACTGTATCATGCATAATATTTTGCGGAGTTGTTATTTATGAGATACTTCTTGCGCCTGCGTACTCTCCAAACAACGCAAGTGTAGGACTTGATGTTACTCCGCCTTTCGCAAATGCAGGTATGGCTGCCAAACCTCCTAATGCTGGTGCTGCATAAGGAATTATTGCTGGTGCTGCAAATGCTAAAGCTCCAGCAGCAATGACCGCTCCTCCGACAATAGCTGTTGTTAATACAAGCTTTTTATTTTCTTGATACCATCCACTGACTTTTTCGCCCATACCAGTCATAAGGTTTTTGAAGTTAGTCCAAACTGTCGAGAATCCACTTACCATATTTTCGACAAATCCTCTTGATGTTTCGGCAGCCGATTGTAACACACCATTTCCCCACGATTTCAGGCTCTGTAAATGACTATTAGCAAAATTCACAGTATTTTTAGCAGTTGTTCTGAATCCTTCAGCTATATTGCCCGCCAATGATTTTGCCGTTTCTGAAGCTATTCCTCCGAGGTTCGCACCCCAAGTCTGCCAGTTGTTCTGCGTTGTCATTATGGTGTTGTTAGTATTAATTCCAATCTTAGCCAGTGCTTCATTGTAATTTGAAAGTAATGTAGTTTTAATGGATTCGCCAATTAAGCTCATATTTGTTTGATGCATGCCAAAATTAGCCTCTACAATCGCCCAGGATTCACTTAATCCAGTACTAACTCTTGAAGCTACTTCCCTATATTTATTCTCAAACCATTCTGATGCTTCAGCTGTCTTAATTTTTATTGACTCTAAAGAATTATTATAGTCAGAATATTCTATTGCTGGCAAAACAGGTGCTGGCACTAATGGAGGAGTTAATCCCCAATTAGGTTTATAAATCGGATTAGGTATTTCTGAAAACACCGGAGCAGGAACGATAATAGGCATTTCTAATGTTTGTCTTAATCCTCTCCATCTGTTCTCAAACCAAACAAAATATTTTTCGCCTTCTTCCCTTGCTTCACTAAAACCGTTATCTACTTTTGTAGTAGTTAAAGAAGTGCTTAATCCACTTGTTCCGTCTAAATTACCTAATTCACTAAATGCGCTACCGATACCGCTTAAATTACTCTGTAATACATTTAATTCATCAAATGGAGCAAGTGCTTTTTTTGCTGCATTAGCAGCATCGCCTATACCATCTGTTAACTCTTGTTCGCCGTCGGCTGCATCCACGGCTGTACTTTGTACATTTACTTGCTTACCGGTAATCATCGTATAAATTTGACCGATTGCTTTTGCAATTTTTATTAAATTATCAAGCATTGTATTAAGTGCTTTGACTATAGGTAATAAAACTTTCATCAAAGCTTGACCTATTAAGCCCATAAACTCTTTCCATTGCTCTTTCAACAACTTAACTTGATTCGCCCAACTGCCCGAAGTTCTTGCAAAGTCCCCTTGAGAATCTCCTGTGACACTTAATAGATAGTTATATCTAAGCAAAGTTTGTTCAGCTTGATTCATTTCACGCCATGCTTTATTGATACCCTGAGACATTGCGTATGCTTCCATGTTTGCAACGTTCATGTTAATACCAAGTTGTTTCAAAGGTAATGTTTCACCTGACATACCAGACATTATTTTTGTAAATGCTTCTTCATTATCTAAGTTATAAAATGATGCCATATCAGCTGATAATTTAGTGAGATCTAAAGACATATCTCTAACAGCAGAACCAGATATTCCTGATGTCTTTAGCATCGCACCCATAGTTGATGTAAATTTCTTAGCAGATAACTCAGATAAACCAAATTGTTTTGTTGCATTACTCGCAAATTCATTTACTTGGTTAGACATGCTACCAAAAGTAACATCGACAACGTTCTGAACTTCTTGCAAATCAGAGGCTACCTGTATTGCTTCCTTACTAAAGTTTACAAGACCTTTTATTACTGCGCTTGCTGCTGCAATCTTAAGGCCTGCTCCAATCGTCTTGCTAAAACCAGTGAATTGTCCTTGTAACTTTTGTAATTCTTTAGGTATTGCGCTAAAGTCCGCACCTCCGCGGACGATAAAATTCGACTTAGCCATGTATCCACCTCCCTTTTGAGGCATAAAAAAAGCACCTAATAATAGATGCTTAACAACCAAATATTTAATTAATTTACTGAACCTAATATCAAAGTTAATATAAAGAAAATTACTATACTTGAAAGCAATAATATAATATCATCTTTGACTTTATTTTTCTTTATTAGATTACAAACTAAACTTACAACAGAAACTATTCCTAAAATAACACTATCAAATATTAATGCTGTAAATATACTGTCAAACCTTATTCCTATGCTTATCACAAAGAATATATCAAATATTATA